TTATAGGAACGTTCCCTACGGAAACTCACCCCCTTATAGGAAAAAAAAATTTTACATAACGAACTCGTAGGCAAAAATATTTTATTTTTACTTTTCTTACATGCCTCTCGGAGCAGTTCGAAATAAGCTTTTACGCAGAGCATTAACTGCACAAATAGACAATTAAAAACCATCATCATGAAGAGTATCTCCTCTAGCAGCAACGTGGTAAACTTCATCATAAATGTTCTTTTGGCATAAAGCACCCCAAGTTGGAAAACCATGGGCCAAGTCCTCCATTTTCACACCTGACTGACGCATTTTTTTAACGAAGTCAGAATTGGTATGAGCACGTTCACTAACATTAGCAAGAGTTTTTGCAAGAGTATCAACAGGAGTTAAATTGAGAGAAGCAACGAAAGCATACTTCAACCAGGAATAAGCCAGGAAATTGGAGGCATAGGTTCCATAAGCATGACCTAAAATAGAAAGCATAAAATCAAAAATATCACGATCTTTAGCTTCTCGACCCCAAACAGCACGAATAACATAATCGGACATATCTCTAAAAGGAAGATAATAAGGTTGTCCGAACGAATCATCCTGATTGCGAACTCCATGATGCTTAAGATAAACTATACCCACTCCTTTATGATAACCTCCAGAAGGATGGACTAAGAGAGGACAATCCGATCTAACATCTCGCATTTCAACTAATAAGTATGTTTTTAACCAGGCTTCAAAAAGAATCATATTCATATATTTCGCTGATCGATCACGATTGCTTACGATAACTTGATCATCACCATAAACTATCATATGTATAACTCTCATAATAAGGGCTTCTTCTAACATTGCTCTATCTTCTAAGGGTGCTTTGGAAATCTGCATTGTACAAAAAATATAATACCAAAGAGCTACTATCCAAGAATTTCCATGAGAAGTCATCCAACAGCCTGATGGCATTTTTCCAACTATTAGAGCCCAGAGTCGACCAAAAAAATGAACAAGTCGAGCTGAAATCGTTTTAGCAAGAAAATTAATAACACGCATCATTTCATCATAGTCGGGATGATTCTTATCATAATATATACCGCCCATAGTATAAAAAAGCTGAAGAAAGATATAATGAATGGATTGATCTAAATTCGAAATATCTCCATCACCAAATATTTTTTTCCATTCCTTACCAAAAGTAACACCTAAACGTTTTGCCATACAATCATAACCGCCACGAGACCATTTCATGCCTATAGAAATAACTTTACCGCGCTCTAACATAGTACGTGTAGTTTGGGTAATACGCTCTAAACAAACAAAGAACGAATTAGCAATTTCATAAGAACGAGCTTTAGCCATAAATTTTTCCCACGTCTTTAAATCTTTTTGTTTTTCTCCAACGGAAGAGTAGTATTCATTTTTAATATTAGTCACAAACAGAACATCGATAGGAGCCTGGCCAGAAAGGAAATCGGCAACTGAGTTTAAAGTAGCTTCGTGTGCC